CCCGGGCGGAAGATGTTTTAGGTCATCACTGACGCAAGTGTAGTTGGGCAAAATATTTGCCGGGGCCATCGTCCAAAACTAGACTTATTATTCCAGTACATTTCGTCCCCGGCATCGATAGAAACTTTAACTAACGAAGCTTCTTGAGCGGCAAAATCGGTCGCATTACGCAAATCCTCGAATCGCCAACCAAGGAGCCCGGTCATCTGGTAATTACGAACAAGCTTGCGGTAGATTTCGAAATTGCGAAAATCGGTCACGTTTTCTGGGTCAATTACTATTTGCTCATTATCTAAGTGGCGCATCAACGCGCTACGAAATTCGTAAGCCAGTTCGAACTGCTTGGGATTCGCGCCACCTTGATTTGCTCCGAGACCAATAAATCGAAATATATTGACCATCGGTATTTCAGTTTGAGTGGCTGTCTTGCCAAACTTGTGGTATATCTCGTCGACGCTTCGCACATGAAACACGAGAGGATCCGGGCTATGCATCGACTTTTTGGCTACAAACTGTTGTCGATAAAACGTAACACCCTCGGGCTTAGTGTGTGTTTGCCCAGTTGGGTCAGTATACGTACGTTTAACAACATTGCCATCTTCATCTAATCTAGAGAGGAACTGCCTTGTTTCATTACAGTTTTTGTATCGTATTATTTGGAACATCTTGGTTTCAACGAAGTTTTTCCAACTAGCGAGATTAAACTCGTGAGAAACTTCGTTCTTGACGGCATCAAGACCATCGTCACCGCCGAGCAAGAAAAGAAAATAAATCTCTTTCATAAGCTCGTCGACTTGTTCGGGAGTGTGGGGTCGTTGAACGAGTAGTATAAGATTGGTAATCGTAGATATTATCTTTTTCTTCAATTCAGGATCCTTAACAGTCCGGAGCTTGGAAAGGCACCACAGTATTTTATCAGACCCGTGATAGTCGGTGTTCAATTTCGTCGTGCTAAAGGTACCAGAGCAGTTTACACCGATCACAAGTCGCCAAAGCCCATCCGGCCATTCAACGTACTTCGCTTGAGTTGTTTCACTTAACCAAGTTATCACCATTTTGGTCATCCAATAATCAAATCCATCAGAGGGCTTAATATAAAGGAGAAAGCTGGCCATCAAAAGTCCAAGAAGAACCGGAAGCAAGGACTGGTCGTATCGGGAGAAGTCGTAATCGTAAAACTTGTCGAATTGAGAAAATTGGTTAGCGAACCGCTGAGAGTCCCCACCAGTAAATTGAACTCCGACGCCATTAAATCCACGATGCTTCTCGAATTCGCTCGGAGGATACAAACATATTTTCTCCAGCAAATAGCGAAACAAGCTGCTTAAGAAAAAGATGCGATTCTTATCCGGATCATCTTGAGCGGTTTTAGGTTCAACCTTGTTGTCCAAAGCGTAAACGTCAAACGGAAAGAGATCCTTAATTTGATCATAATTCCGCCGTCCACTATCGTAAGCTCTACGCATCAAGAAAATCAACTGGTAAATATCGAACTCGACAGCCGGACGCTGGTGCTTTTTCTTTCCGCATGCGCTCCATTTAGCTTGTATTTTGTCATCATAAACGGAAGTGTATTCCTTAACCATCCTAATTCCTGCTGATGTTTCCGACGGGGACGAAACATTTTCGAGTATTTTATCATCCCAGTGAGGCGGATCGATCAATTTATCTCTACTCCATCCTTGTAGCTCACGAACAGTGAGAACCGCGCAGAGTAAATCCCCATCTGGAACATTTGGATGTTCGTCGTGGCGAGCCAGTTCCCCAAGCGCATCCGACACACCAGAAACAGTCGTCCCGGTTAATCGGGCAGTAAGAAACGACTCCATCAATTGAGGGATCTTCAGAGCTTGTTGAACCTCGGAATAAAGCTTGACCATGTATTCGGCTGTTGTCGGAACGGAGTGTATCAGCATCTCGTGTCTCGGAACATGAGATTTCCCGTCCTTCGCTGTTAAATGGGCGACTTGACAACGGGGAGAACTTATTAAACAGGAGCGCAGCTGAAGTAACATGCGAGTAATATTTTGCTTGTCCTCCTTTCGTGAGAAGATGTGCCATCTGGGGGCGCTTTCGCGATCACCGGTTTTAGTCATAGCGTGGTGTTCGTACAATCGCGAAAGATGAAGATAAGTCATGAAAGCAACGTGCCAACTTTGTTCCGGAGTACTCTCAAAAGAGTAACGAGGATTAAAATCAGTCGGAACAATAGTGTCTTTTTTAAGGATTATGCACACGTCGACACGACGCCTTTTGGCGTCGTTGACCCGATAACGCAGAGAAAAACAATCAATATAAATCTGTAAATTAATTGATGCAACACGTTTAAGTGTGCGCGCCGCCCAGTTCAAATCACCCAGCTTAAACGGCTCCAGGTGTACCACTCCCAAACTACACTTGGTGCAGGTCGCAAAGGCAGACAACTGCA